GCTTCAGCTACAACAGTGTGGAAAACAGGTATGTCTTCCAACTTAATCTCACCTTTGGCTACTCGCTTCAACTTTTCAAAATAATAAGTTAAGCGACTCAAAATGATTTGCCGAAAGATGTTGTTGTACACAGTGGTCATAGTTCCAGACGGCGTTGAGCTTTTAAATTGCATCAGCACACCATCATATTCTACCACTGGGTAAACCGATTCCGTTATCAAACCGAGAATAATAGTTCTATCTCGTTCTGAATAATGTGGACAGCGTTCAGCTAACCATAACAAAATCTGATCACCAGCTCGGGCTATCACTGAAGACATGTTCTTGTCGAAAGCGGCATAATCTCCTGCAATAAAGCGGTCGTGTCCGTGTTTGGACAAATGATCATACAGTCTAGTCCACTGTTCTGAATAACAGTTCGTACCAACAGTAACACCTACATCATTGCCTATTGTTTGTAGTATTGCCAATAAAGGCAACAAATATTTCCTACCTACAATAGAAAAGGCAAATTCAGCCGCGTTAAATACGCGAATTTTGTCCTTGGTGTACTTTGTTGGTTCATCCTTGAGACAAGCGCGGAATATAGTGTACCAGCGCTGACCCGATGCCAACCTGTCTTCAATGTCCTTGACCATTTGTTCATACATAGGATCCAAATCCTTAGGCCTTGTAATACCAGGTACCGTTCGTGTACTATCCGAAACAAACTTGTTTTTCTTCTGATTCAGAGGAAAACCCACGGAAGTACTAAAGTTCATAGAATCAATGGCATAAGCTCCATCTATACCGGCCAAAGACTCGTCCAAAGTTAAGGGACGAGCTTTGTCCAGCATGCGTTGAGGAACCTTCTCTTCGTACAATTTCTTGGCGTCATTCATAGCTAGTTCCAACAGATCTGGATCAATAGCATTGTGAGCACAAACAACTTTTTGTAAATCTCGTTGCCAGTGTTTATTGTAGCCTACTGTACTAGGAGCGCCATGTTTCTTCTCCAAACGCATTTCTTCTGTCACCAATTCTGAAATAGGCGACGTATGCACATTAGATTTGAACTTAGCACGTGGCGTATTAAGTGTACCATACACTTCCACATTGGGTCGTCTCCCCTCGAGATCAGTTATAAAATTGACGCAATGGTGCTTATGAGCACACGATTGCAGCGTCAATTTTTTCCCATACAGCTCTAAAGGGAACACCCCAGCGTCAGCGACCATCAGACCTTTGGGCTTAAAGTATTGCAAAGCCGGCCAAAACATTTCTCGATCTACCATTGTGGCTAAGGCCAGATTCTTAGAATCTGAACTCCCTGCTCGATGGAAACCTAAAATATAAGGTTTGGTAGTATAAGCGCATAGTGTAGCCATGCACAGACCTGGAAAAGTGTCTTCCATATAATCATAAGGAACGGCCCACCTCTCAGTAAAATCGCCTGAAGGATGTCTGTAACTCTGTTGACTGCCCATTCTAACTCTTTTCAGAGCTGTAGAATAGTCATTTTTGTTCCGGTACTGGTGCGTGCAATAAATTGGCGCACTTGTTGTTCGCTTGTCCGGCATAGTGTTGAAAAAATTAACCTGAGATCCACTAGACACGACTTGAATAATACTAAAGTCGTCATCCTTAAGATCGTAACGATTAGCTGAACCTAGAATAAATTCATAAACTCGGCCTAACTCGTCATCAGATTGATACTCAATTACACCCTGAGCTTTGTCACCATATGGTGGTAACATGTGCTTGGGCACTATCCACAAATTGGAACATAAAGGCAGGGTGTTACAATAAGACCACTTTGCATCTCCAGTTTTGATCCTCATAACAGCTATGGAGCGATCCACCATATTGTTCAATTGCTTGATAGTCATGGTGTCGCTCACTTCAGTTGTAGGAGGAGGTATGTACACGGGTTTCTTCCATATGTTTTCCACAGGCGGTCCAAATATATTATCTGGCCCATTCTCATCTGGTATTTCCTCTTCACTGTCGTTTTGCTGCAACATCTTTTCGGCAGCACGCGTGGTACGAATCAAGTGCACTATCCCATACAAAGCGGCAGCAGCTGCTGCTCCTAATAAAACGGAGGCAGCCGTTCGCCACTTTGTTAAGTACAATTGCTTTAAGTCTATTTCCAACTCCATAAAGGGGGTAGTTTCCGCATTCAATCTGATTTCGACTAAATCCTTAAATTTCATGAATTTAGGTCGAGGCAGAAACTTCATCCAAAGTTCCTTGGAGGTTCTAAACCACCAACGCTGAGCTGATGAAATCGCATTTTCCATTGGCATGTGGCAAACATTTTCCCAATCTTCAACCATGTCCTCAGGAACATCGTCTAGACCGGATTGTTGTTGCACACTTTGATAATCATCCAAAGAAGGGCATGGTGTACATACAGATCCAATATCGCCATGATCAATACTAACCAAATGATCCACTGTATGACCAGGTTCATCGATAGGCAAGTGCAAAGGCTGTGACACCACCAAGTCGCAAAAAGCCACTCCTTGATCTGCTAAAAGATCCTTCAGAGCAGCAGTTGCGGTAGGACATTCCTCTGCCACATGTTTCTTCTCTTCGACCTCATCTGGCCGGAAAACTAGCTGTGGTCCGAACATAGCCTCATACCCTTCAAACTTGCGTACTTCTACACTGGGTTCATCGGCCATGTTTTCGACATTGAAACACCCCTGGTCACAAAAATAAGAAATGTGACCATGTTTGCAG